TAGAGAAATAAAAAAACACAATCTTACCTTACAAACCGACTTCAATAACATTCAGATGTCTTATGCAAAAGAGGTCGAGAAGTCTCAAAATTGGGAGAAGTTACATAGACAATTAACCGATAAATATAACGAGTTAGCCAAAGACCACGAAAGTTTAAAAGGTTTATATTCTAAGTTAAAAGAAGATTTCGATAAACATAAAAAATTAGCAAAATGAACAAGCTAGACGAAAACGGTTATAAGTTAATTCAAGAGTTTGAGGGGTTGAGTTTAGTTCCTTATTTATGTAGCGCAAAAGTTGCTACAATAGGATACGGGGCAACATTTTACCCTAGCGGTAAAAAGGTAACAATGCAAGATGCTCCGATAAGTTTGGCGACTGCAAAATGGATGCTCAAAGAAACGGCTAATAAATTTGCAGTTGATGTGGACAAAATGATTAAGGCAAACGTTAATCAAAACCAGTTCAACGCTATTGTATCGCTAGCCTATAATATTGGGTTAGGCGGTCTTGCTAAAAGTTCATTATTGAAAAAGGTCAATGCGAATCCAAGTGATCCGACAATTAGAAACTCATTTTTAGTATGGAATAAAGCGGGTGGTCGAGTACTCGATGGACTGACCAAACGACGCACAAAAGAGGCGAATTTGTATTTTGCGTAGATAAAAGGTTATATTTGTTGAAACTAAAACAACAAACTTATGCTATCAAAATGGAGTATTTACGACAATAACATACTTGAAATAGTAAACAATGCAACTAGAGATTTAAAAAAGATTGAGATTATAAGGAAAATTGATGATGACCTAAATGAAGCAGATAAAAAATCTTTTGGTAAATATTTAGAGCGAAATTTAAAAAGAATTTGCGACAATCACGAGGGTATTTACAACGCAACAAATAACCTAGATATACCCAATACCAACGTTAAACATCTTTGGGTAAAGAATAAAGAAGCATCTTTATTTGTAAAAAATCCTAACTACGTTGAAGAAGTTACACAAGACTTACAAGAGCTACGCACAAAGTTAATTGATAACCTAAAAGACTATACGCCAAAATATCCAAAGATTGAACGGTCTAAAAATATAAAGAAAAAACTATTTGTCTTTTCTCCCGCTGATATTCACATAGGCAAATTAAGTAGCGCATTTGAAACTGGAGAAGATTATAACAATCAAATAGCGGTTAAACGTGTTTTAGAGGGTTGTAACGGACTATTAGCAGAACTACCGACAGATAGCATAGATAAGATTTTATTCGTTATAGGAAACGATATTTTACACATCGACAATTCTAAAAGAACAACAACAAGCGGAACACCTCAAGATACTGATGGAATGTGGTTTGATAATTTTCTAATCGCCAAACAACTTTATGTTGATATAATTGAGTTAATGGTGGTTGTAGCAGATGTTCACGTAGTTTTTAACCCTAGCAATCACGATTATACAAATGGTTTCTTTTTAGCGCAGATTATTGAAGCGCATTTTAAAGATTGTAAACACGTTACTTTTGATTGTAGCATTTCACATCGAAAGTATTACCAATATGGGAACAATTTAATAGGCACTACTCACGGAGATGGAGCAAAGGAAAGTGATTTGGCTTTACTTATGGCGCACGAAAGTAAACATTGGCAAGATTGTAATCATAGGTATTTTTATATTCATCATTTTCATCATAAGATAAGCAAAGATTATATGAGTGTATGTGTTGAGGCTTTACGTTCTCCGAGTGGTACAGATAGCTGGCATCACAGAAATGGATATCAGCACGCACCAAAGGCAGTAGAAGGATTTATACACGATTTTGAACACGGTCAGCTACAAAGATTAACGCATTTATTTTAATATGAGCCAAACACACTACCAACGTATAAAAAAAGTAATGAATTTTTACTATTCAAGAGGGCAAAACCGAGAATTTGTAAATGAAGTATATCGTAAAATAATTAAAACTAAATTGAAATGAAACTAACAACACTATTACTGGCAATTTTACTAACTTCTTGCGGAGCGAAAACAGTTAACAAAGAAGAAAAAAAAACAGATAGCACCGCAACTGCTACACAAGTAATCAAAACCGATAGCACTTCCACCGATAGCACCTCAATTAAATTTGATGTTGTAAGTGAGGAAATAATTATCGAGGCAGTAGATAGCACCAAACCTATCGAGATTATAAATAACGAGGGTAAAGTTACAAAGTACACAAACGCTCGTATAAGCAAGAAAAAAAGAAAAGACAACACAATAGTTGTAAATGAGAAAACAGTCGCTAAAATCGTTGTTGATTCGCTTACAAACGAGATTGAAGTAAATAAGATTGAAAGCAGTAAGATAGTTTACAAAGAGCAGTTTAATTGGAGTACGTTTATACTTCAACTTTGGTGGTTGTGGCTCTTGATTTTATTAGCTATTTACCTAGCCTACCGATACTACAAAGGCTATCTTAAATTTCCTTTGCTTTGATACCTCAATACGAATGGATAAAAAAGGGTGGTGATTGGATTCGAGTTGAGAAAGTAGTCAACAAATGGAAAGGTACGCCACCGATTGAAGATGATATAAAAAAGCCTACTGATTAGAGTAGGCTTTATTGCATAAGAGATACACTGGTACGCCTACAACTTGAAATAAGTTATTATTCTTCTTGGCGTTGTAAATACTGTCGAGCAAATATACATAAAAAAGCCGCTAGATGAATAGCGGCTTTGTTTTTTTATAGTGCAGCACTAATGCTAATGAATAGTTGGGCACTTTTATTTTGTTATGGTAAATAATTACGGTCAGGTAACTATTTATCGAATGTTAGAAGTCGCATAGACAATTTAACAGTACAAATTTAAAAAAGTATTTTTAAACTACCAAATAAAAAAGCCACTAGATGAATAGTGGCTTTTCTAATTATCAAACTAAAACATTATGAAAGGCAAATGTAATAGTTTTTTAATTACCAACAAACTAAAACGCCATAAGTTATAGCTACTAATAGAATGACTATTAAAAGCACTAAGCCCTCGTTATTTTCTTTCATTGTATTTCTTAGTTAAATAATCGTAAGCAAGTGCGTTACATTCTTTTGTGCCTCCGATAACTTCAATCTTATACTTCTCAAGTTTACCGTTATACGGTTCTCTTTTTTCTATTCCTTTTTTGGGTCTGCCAGCCATACTGTATTGTTTATTTGTTTATATTCCTTTGGTATTATTAAAACATCTTCTCTTAACTTCCAACAACCTACTGCGCCATCTTCTTTGATGTAAGTATCACTCGGTAAAGTTACAATACAATTATCATACTGCCGCACTATTATAAACTTTGGATTTTGGATTGTTTTAATGTGGGTTATTTTCATTTCGCAAACCTACAAATAAACTTTTATATAAAAAAATTTTTTTATTACAATTTACATTCTATATTTGCCTCATCAAACTTTAAAAAACATTTAAGATGAACAGATTTCAAAAAAACGATTGGCAGTATTTATTTGCGTTTGGCGCAGCGGTTTGGTTTCTAACTCAAATAATATTTAGATACTAATGAGCAATTACGATCACGATGTGTTGGGAGTTGGAAACTCACTACACCCAGCAAACCAAGAGGAAACAGAATTGGAGTTAACTATTGAGGAGCAAATGGAAAACGAGATTTGCGATTTAGAACGCAAAATCCAAGAATTAAAAATCCGCATCAAATACCGAGAAGCGGTTAACAAGAAAATAGTTGAACTTTGCCAAGCGGTGTGTGGCGACAATACTTATATTTTTAACAAACTAAAAGAGATAAAATAATGAATTTGAATGAAAATTACAGAATTGTGTATGATAGCGAAAATTGTATATTACAATATTTTGACTTGAGAGAGAAAAAAATTAAAGATACAGGTAAAACAGAAACTTTTGAGTTTACAGAAAACTTTTATTATCCAAATCTTAAAACTGCTTTATGTGGTTTTTTACACAAACAACTTTGGAGTAATGGAAATGCAGAAAGTATTTTGGAAAAAATTGTAGAAGTAGAATTATTAATCAAATCAATAAACAAATAAGATGGAAGATTTAATCAGATTTCAGGCGGAACAATTAAACGCAGTACGAAAAGAAAACGAGCGTTTAAACAACGAACTTAGACAAGCTAAAGACTTGTTTCAAGCACTTATTAACGATTGGGAGGTTCAAGATGCGGAAGTTTTAGACTTTCCTCAACTCGACCAAGCTACTAAAGTCTTTGACGAGATATTTCAAAACCCTATTGAACAATTAAATAACTTATTCTAATGGAAACACTATTCAACTTAATAGACACGCACCCGTTTTTATCGGGTGCAATAGCTTTCATAGTTTTCTTTTACTGCATATTCTTTTATTGCACTTTTACTAATATAGATGAAATAGTACAAGATTGGAACGATAACTTTAATAATTGGGAGTAATGGACAGACGAAAAGATTACAGTAAGTTCAAAATAACCATTATTGAGTTATGGTTTAGGTTCGAGTACTTCGGGCGACAAACATTCATCAATAGAATGGCTATTAGTTCTAAAAAGATTAACAGAATTTTAGACGAGTGGGAGCAGAATGATGAATGTATTATCGTAGAAAGTAAGTTAAATTATACCGCAAAAAGTTATTTATGAGCCTTACAATAACAAACGAGGACAATATGCTTTTAATGGCTCGTTATCCTGATAAATATTTTGATTTAGCTATTGTTGATCCTCCGTATGGGATGGATAAAAGTAGTACAAATGGATCGGGAAAATTAAAAAATAGGGCTTTAAATAAAATGAATACCGATTGGGATATTGCGCCTAATAAAGAATATTTTGAAGAATTATTTAGAGTTTCTAAAAATCAAATTATTTGGGGCGGTAATTACTTTAATTTGCCACCTACAAGATGTGTTTTATGTTGGGATAAAAAACAAATGATGCCTACATTTTCAAGATGGGAAATGGCTTGGACTTCTTTTTATAAACCAGCGAAATTATTTGCTTTAAATAACGCTGATGCAAATAAAATACACCCAACTCAAAAACCCATAGAATTATATTATTGGTTACTTTCAGAATATACAGAACCGAAAGACAAAATATTAGATACGCATTTAGGTTCTGGAAGTATTGCAATAGCTTGCCACGATTACGGATTTGATTTAACCGCTTGCGAATTAGACAAAGAGTACTTTGATAAAGCAATGCAAAGAATAAAAAACCATACAAATCAAACTAAATTATTTGTGTAATTAAAAACTTTTTTTTATATTTGCAAAACAAATCCGCCAAGATTGAATTTATAACTAACTCACTCTTTGCACTTGGCGGTCATTGAGTGGGTTTTTTAATTAAACATTATGAGTAAAGATTTATTCCAGTTAATGCGACAACAAGAGATTGACACGCAAAACTTTTTACCAAACAAGCTAGAAATCCAGCTATCTGCAAAAACATTCATTAAAGAAGTGTTAGATGCTGGAGAGATTGACAAAATCGAACTACTAGCGCAAGCCAAAAGAATGGGCGAAGCGTTAGATGTTATTAATGCAGAACTTATAAAAGTTCTCCCACAAGAGAACTTTGAGGGTTACGGACTTAAAGGCACGTTCAGAAGCGGAGGGGAAACGATTAACTTCAAAGATTGCGAAGTTTGGAGCGACATCAACCGAGAACTTAAATTT